TTTCAAAGTCTCTTTTTAAGAGGTCGATTTGCGCTTGTTTGCATTTTTCCCGAACGGCAAGCCGTGCGGGGGTATTGTCGGCGGCGTGTATTTTTGTCTGGATGGCCCGAATTTCGCGGAGCGAATCGGCCATGGAAGGGTCGGATTTTTCCAGAAGTTTGCGATAGTAGTTTGGGGTTCGGCACCTTTTGCCCTTATAGATGACAAAGTCATCTGGAAAGACATCGTCTTTGAATTGGGCATACCACTCGCCGCCTATTCCCTGTCCGGCTACATTGCCGGTCGACATTGTCGCATATTCAGGGAGGATTGTGGTGATTTCTCCATAGAAATCTATTCTTTCGTAAGGTTTGAGACCGGTGTCCGGGTCGATGGTGTCGACTGCGGTTCCCCGGATCTTTTTAATTGAGTAGCGTGCGGCATACGCCGCTGACGCATAAGTAAGATCGCTGATAGTACTCCAGCCGAATTCCCACAGGGATTCGAGCTGGGCTGAGCGATAGAGCGGAGTTTTGCCCTGGCCATAAGACCAGAGGCGTTTATCTGGAAAGTCATAGTTGAAGATGAGAGCGTGATAGTGCGGCCGAGAGTATTTGGTGCCGTATTCGCCGCAGTGATAGAAGCGTATTTTTCGCGGCTTAACGCGTTCGCGCAGCCGCTTCATAAATTTTTGAAAATGAGATTTATTCAGACTGAGGTCTGAAGGGATTTGGGAGTCCTCGTAGGTAAGCGTTAAGAAGCAGTTGTCGTCATATAAGGACGATTCGTGCAAGCACCGAATTGCCCAGGATTGAGAGTAGTCGAGCCGACAGCCTATGCAGATACCACACGGGACCTCCATGAGGGCCCCGGTGGAGTTTTTCCGGTCAAACGTTAGTTTGCCGGAGGGTTGGCGATAGCCCTTGAGGGGCTTGAAACACGCCATTCAGATTCTGAATCCACCGCGCATGACGCGGGGGCCCGAGAAGTTAATACGGGGAGTGCGTGAGTAGCCTTTTTTGAAGTTTTTGCGCGAGGCTTTGCGGGTCATTTTTCGACGTCTGGGCATTGGAGGACTCCTGGTTTGGGGGAGAGACAGGGTTAAACCTGTCATCTGGAGCATATGAGGTCAAGTAAACATATGCTAAGACGTTTTTTCAACGTCTGTGGTGGCTGGATTTGGAGGGACAGGCGCTGAGGCGCTGTCTGAGGCCGCCTTTTTGTCGGCCTCTTCCGCTGTCGCGGTTTCGTTCAGGAGGCCAAGAAAGGCCATCTCTGAACGGTTGTCTGGATTTTCGCAGAAGGTCAGGAATTCCTGAGGGGATTCCTTGAACTTTCTGCGTAGTTTCGAGGGTAGTCCGGCGAAAAGCTGTTCAGCTTCGCGGACGAGTTCGATGGATTCGCGATAGTCCGAGGACGGTGCGAAGCCATAACGGGCTTGATTGGTGTTGAAGTGCTCAACGACGCCCTTTTTCTGGTATTTGGCCATGATGTTGTTGATGTCGCAGTCATTTTTAAAGGCCTGCTTGGTCATGGATGGACCCACGGTTACCATGGGGTGAGAGATTCTTTTGCTATAAGCGCTGCGGATTTTATGTGTCATCTGAAGAGTCCTTTGATTCGCTCCCATACGTCGCGAGCTTTACGGCCGTGAGAGCGGCCGGTTTGTTTAATTGTTTGGCCTTGTGCTTTCGCGGATGTCCCGGCAGTAGAGCCGGTCATCCACTCTACAAGGCCTTGATAGTCGAGGTCCCACATCTTCGATTGGACCTCTGATTTGGAGAGATTGGCATTTTTGCTTATTAAGGTTCTCAGCTGAGTTTCAAGCGTCTGCGCTTGAGTGTATTGCCCTCCGACGCGGGCGACGTCGCGTTGCGTCTTTTTGAGCGCAGTGTCTGTTTTTATATTTTCTTGAGCGGCCCGCATGTTTTTAAGTTCCTGGGTTAGCCGAGAGGCTTGTAGGGCTGATGATATTGCGGGCTGCATTGTGTCTTGTATTTGGGCCTGCGCTCCTGCGGGGGTGGTAGCCCCGGAGCCGCCCGTGGCGGAGAGGATTGGATTGAGTCCGGCTGCGCGTAAGTCTATGACTTCGCGTTGATGTGCAGTGTCGGACATCATTTTTTGGAAGTCGCGTTGCTTTTGCGCTTCGATGATTTGGGCTTGATTGCGAGCCTTGGCGCCACTGGAACCGAGTAGGCCGCCAATTATGCCGGCCCCTCCGGTGATGATGGCGCCGGTGGTTACCGGGTCGAGGAAGCCGAGTTGTTTGTGTTTGGATTTCATCGTTACTACGGAGAGGGAAGAGGGGATCACTAAAAGTGATCGATAAGACCTGGTACTCCGTAGAGAGGCATTGGGCGTGCGCAGCGCATGTTGAAGTAAGCATCGAATAGGAAGTGAGGCTCGCCGGGTACCGCGATAACGCGGTTAACCGGCGGAGCGTCTTGGATGAAGATTTCATTGAGTACTGGCACGTCTAAGAATTCTTCGGAGAGGTGCCAGGCATCCAGCGATTCTGGATCCAGAGACCGGAATTTTCCGGTGATGAGTGAGGGCTTGTAGCGGTATTCGGCATAGCGTTCTTGATAGCCGAAAACCGTTTCGTCGGTCGGCTGATCGCCGGTTACGACGATTTCTTGATTGAGCACTGCTTGTTCGCCAATGTTGGCGAGTGCGGGCCAGTAGAAATCGAAGCGGGTTTGGCGAAACCACATTCGATTAATGCCCTGTTGGTAAGTGAGATCGGCTCTGACATTTATCAGGCCGATGATTACGCAGTGCTCGGTGAAGGATTTGGTGAAGCCATGTCCTTGAAGTGAAGCTGTGCCGAAAGCGGCCAGGTTGCCCTGAGGTGAAGCGTCGGGACCGGAGGGATCGGTTTCTGAGGTTTGGGCAACCGGAGATATTATTACAGCGCTTGATCCGCCGCCTAAATATTCGGGCCTTTGCAGGCGCGAGTCGGGCGAAGTTACGCCGAAGTGCGAGCGGATGATTTCTGTGTAGCGTGTTCCGCCTCGAGCGTCGCGCTCGAAGAGGCGTTGTATTTGAAAGGCTTCACGCAGTTGATTAATGGTTACTGCAGTTGCTTCTGATAGGTCTGCTATGAGTGCAGGTTCGGACCAGGACGCTGGTCCTTCGTCGCCTGAGGATGATTCCCAGTCGGCGTTGAGAGGGTCTGTCCCTCCCCGTCTGAATAATGGTGTGGCGCCGCCTGGTATGGGTGCCTGGAAGGTTGGGATCCCGGTTTTCGGCGTGATTGCGTTAACGTCCGAAATGACCGGGGCTTCTATTGCCAAAGGCAATGTTACGGCGTCGCCTTTTTGGGGGAAGGGCAGACAGGAAGTGAAGTAGTCGTGCCGTTTGGCGCGGCGTCTGAGGACGTAGTCTGATTCAAGATCAGGGCCGTCGCCCGTATTAATAACGGCAGCGGATTGTAGATTTTCGTCGCGGAACCATTCGTTGAAGATGAGATTAAAAGCGCGAAGTGGCAGGCTGGAAGTAGTGTAAGTGTTACTGAAAGTAGGGCCAAGGCCCATATAGTCGCCAATACTTTGGCTAGGCCAGCCGTTTTCGAGGCTTTCCACTTGTGGAATGAGAAAATCGGTGGAATCCCCAAGGTTTGTTTGTGCGCCATTGAAGCGCTCCCAGTTGTCCCACAGTAATCTGTAAGGGACGGCAAAGAAAAAAGTTTCCATGAACATGTTGTCCATGATCGGAAAGATTGGAGTTGCGAGACGGGCAAAGCCCGACATTTTTACATTGAAGGTATCGCCGGGAACGACTTCGTCGACAAGTATAGGAACGAGAATGCCAGCGTTGAAGGTAGTCTTGTAGCCGTGGCTACGGTCGAAGCTGCTTCTCTGAATTTCCGCTGCTGGCACCTGGGAGAATTGGTGCGTCATTACTGATCGGTTGGAGGTTGCCATGTGCGGGTTCCTGTTGTTTGTAGTTTAAGCCGACGCCCAAGTTGGTGCGTACGGCATGGGGAGTTATGGTTGCGGTAGTGTCGTCAAACACTCCGAGCTCGTAGAGGGTGTAGTCGCCGGGATGTTTGCCGAAAGCATGCTGATCAGAATTAACACAGTCAGCGAAAGTGCGAATAGCCATATCGCTGCGTGGAAGGGTGAACGGGGGGAGATAAGCATGGGCTTTTTCATCGTAGATGCTAAAGAGTAGATGTTCCATTTTCAAAGTCTCTTTTTAAGAGGTCGATTTGCGCTTGTTTGCATTTTTCCCGAACGGCAAGCCGTGCGGGGGTATTGTCGGCGGCGTGTATTTTTGTCTGGATGGCCCGAATTTCGCGGAGCGAATCGGCCATGGAAGGGTCGG